ACACGGAGTAAAGCATTACATATATCAGCTTGATGAAGACAAGAGCAAGGAAACTAGAGCCAAATACAACCAAATATTAACTAACATATTCCTGACTGACGCAGAATTTGAAACAGGAATAAAAACTTATGAAGTATGAACGAGATAAAATACTTTTTTGACATTGAGCAAGGAACAAAAAAATGGTTAGATATTAGGATTGGGAAAATTGGTGGATCCGAATCTGAACCTTTGTCGGTTAAGGGGAAATCTGCAAATGGACTTGGAGTAAGTGTATGGAAATTAATGCACAAAAAAATTTACGAAATAATTATGAATGAAACACTTGACAATGATTTTATAAGTGAAGCTATGCAAAGAGGAACAGATTTAGAGCCATTTGCGCGTGAAGAATATGAAATTACTTCTTTCAACAAAGTAAATCAATGTGGCTACATAATTAATGAAAAATACAAATATGCTGGATACTCGCCAGATGGTTTAATTGGCGATGAAGGAATTTTAGAAATAAAATGCCCTTTGCAAGTAGAATACATACGAAGTATATGCGAAAAAGATGTTCCAAAAAATTATTACGCACAAATGCAATGGGGATTATTGTTATCTAATCGTAAATGGTGTGATTATGTTGTATTCAATCCAGAATTTGATTTAAAAAAAATACAAATACAAAGAATAGAACGAGATGATAAAGTATTGGATTTGATGGAACAGAATTATTATACTTATGAAAAAGAATTAGAAAAAAGAATTAATGAATTAAAAAATTAAAACAATGAAAGAAATTAATCAAGACTTAAAATTAAAAGAATTATTGGCTATTATTGAAAACAAACCAATAAATGAAAAGGTCATTTTAATTAATGAATTAAGGGAACTGATTCATAAAATATCCCCATTTAAAAAAGAACCAGTAGATTTTGTAAAATGGATATATAATGAAAATGTTATAGCAAATGACTATAATCCAAATAAGGTTGCACCACCAGAGATGCAATTATTAGAAGTTTCAATAATTAATGATGGTTATACGCAGCCGATTGTAACATTTCCTGATGGTGATAAAGTTACAGTAATTGATGGCTTTCATAGAAATAGAGTAGGGAAAGAAAGTTTAGTAGTTAAAGATAGAATACAAGGTTTTTTGCCTACTGTTATTATTAGACCAGAAGTAAGCGATAAAAATAGCCGGATGGCATCAACAATTAGACACAATAGGGCAAGAGGAAAACATCAGGTGTCTGCAATGTCTGAAATAGTTATGGAATTAAAAAATAGAAATTGGTCGAATAAAAGAATATCAAGGGAATTGGGTATGGACGAAGATGAAATATTAAGATTGTGTCAAGTTTCTGGTTTAGAAAATTTATTTAAGGATAATGATTTTAATAAGGCTTGGGTTTCAAATGATGATAATATTGATGATTTTAAAGAATTTTTAGGTGAAGTTGATGATGAAGATTATGAACATCATAAAATTCCAAATGAAAGTGATGTAAATAGAATATTTCATCCATATCAAGATTGGGAACTTATTAATTATAATTTTTACGGCAATGAACATTTAAAATGGAGTAAACTGCAATGTGAATACAAATACAAAGAAATTTTAGGAGACATTGATTTATTTAAGGAAACAATGCAAAATCTATCTAATGACTGCCCAAAAAGCTGCGAACACAATTTGACAAATAGAAGTATGAATAGAATAGCTTTTCTTGGTCAAGCATCGGTAGCGTATAAATATAAAATTCCTTGTATATATTCTTCTGGATTTCAATTATTAACAGATGAAGAAAAAATAGCAGCTAACAATGCAGCATTTGAGTTTTTAAATAATTGGCTTACAGATAGGGGATTAGAAAAAGTTACTTTAGACGAAGCTTTATTGATTAACAGACAAGTAGAATTGTATTAATATGAAAAATTATATAAACATTTCAGTTTTAAAAGCAGCCCAAATTAGAATACAAAAATCATTTGATATTTTTGAAAAACATTATATTTCATTTAGTGGAGGTAAAGATTCAACCGTTCTATTGCATTTAGTAATGAATGAAGCCATTAAAAGAAATGTAAAAGTTGGATTATTTATAGTTGATTTGGAGGCTCAATATACTGATACAATTAATCACATAAATAATTGTATTAACATTTATAGAAATCACATTGATTTGCATTGGGTGTGTCCTGAATTATTATTACGAAACGCATTATCTAACTTTGAGCCAAAATGGACTTGTTGGGACGAATCTAATAAAAATAATTGGGTAAGAGATAAGCCACACAAATCTAAAAATATGTCTACATATCCATTTTATTATCCGCGTATGGAATTTGAAGAATTTATAGTTCTTTTTGGTGAATGGTATGCACAAGATAAATCAACTTGCGCTTTTGTTGGGATTAGAAGCGATGAATCTTTGCACAGATACAGAGCAATAATTAGCAATAAAACCAATGCAACAAAAAACAAATATAAATGGACTACTAAATTAAATAAAAATTTATACAATTGTTATCCAATATATGATTGGAAGACAGAGGATGTTTGGATTTATTTAGGTAAAAATAATTTAGCAAGTAATTCTATTTATAATAAAATGAGTTTAGCCGGTGTTCCACTTGCTGATCAAAGACTTTGTCAACCTTATGGGGATGACCAAAAAAAGGGCATATGGTTGTATCACATCCTTGAGCCTGATACCTGGTATAAATTATTAAATAGAGTAAGTGGTGTTAATTCTGGTTCTTTGTATATAAAAGAAAGTGGGAATATTAATGGTAATAGATTCGTAGAAAAGCCAGATAATTTAAATTGGCAAGAATTTACTAACTTATTATTGTCTACTCTGCCAAAAGTAACAAGAGATAATTACATAAATAGGTTTAAAAAATTTATTGTAGGTTGGAAGAAAAGAGGCTATAAAATAATTCCGGACGAAGCACCACATAATTTAGAAGTAAAGCAATGGGTGCCAAGTTGGAGAAGAATGGCAAGGTGTATTTTAAGAAACGATTATTATTGTAAAGGTCTTGGTCAAACACAACCTAAATCGGAAGCATATCAAAAATTTAAATCAATTCAATTAAAAAATAGACAAATAGAAAAAATTAAAAAAGATAATGCAGTCATTAATCAAATAAACATTTTTAATTAAAAAAAACTAAAAAGGATATGACACCAAAAGAAAAAGCGATAGAGTTAGTAACTCAATTCAAATTGATTCTAATGGATGAGGATACAGATTGCGGCAATGAGGTATTATGTACTTCTATTGCCATTAAGAATGCGTTGATAGTAACATACGAGGTCGGAAGAAGAGTTCCGTATCAAAATAAAAGTAATAGAAATGAAATTAAGGACGATTTGACCGTTGAATATTGGGCAGAAGTATGGGAAGAATTAGGAAAATTGTAATAATAACCATTTATGTTTTGTATCTAATGGGTAAGGTTAAAACTTACTTATGTGATACGAATCATAATCAAAACTAAATCAATATGACCGCAGTTGAATATTTAGCAAACCTATACGATTGGTTAATCAAAGAAGAATTGGGCAAGGATTTAAATGATACGATAATCAAAATGTATCGCGAACGATGGCTGAAAAAAGCAAAGGAAATAGAGCGAGAACAGAAGCTACAATTCGCAGAAGATTATTATCAATCAAAATTAATTAATGAATAAATAAGAAACCATTATGCAAACAGAACAACAAACAATCCAATTCGCACACGAATACGCACAAGTATTGGCAATGGTTGTGGTTGAGAACTTAATCCAAAAGCAAACCGAAGCCAAGTCGGATGGTAATAAAATCCGAGCGAATGCGATTCAAGAATGTATCAACCAGATTTTTTTGGGGTTTAGGTTGAATGAAAAAGGATGAATCACGGATCACTATTTAGTGGAATTGGTGGATTTGATTTAGCAGCCGAATGGATGGGGTGGAATAATATATTCCACTGCGAAATCGAACCATTTCCGCGTAAAATATTAAATTACTACTTCCCAAATGCAATAACTTATGAAGACATCAAGCAAACAGATTTCTCTATTCACCGAGGACAAATCGACATACTCACAGGAGGATTCCCTTGCCAACCATATTCAGCAGCCGGACAACGAAAAGGAAAAGAGGATGAGCGCCATCTCTGGCCGGAAATGCTACGAGTCATTCGCGAGATTCAACCACGTTGGGTCGTGGGCGAAAACGTTCTCGGTCTTGTTAATTGGTCAGAGGGATTGGTCTTCGAGGAGGTGCAACTTGATTTGGAGGCTCAAGGGTACGAAGTACAAGCGTTTGTACTTCCAGCTTCAGCAAAAAACGCTCCGCACAGACGAGATCGTGTCTGGTTTGTTGCTCACTCCAACAGTAATGGATATATCAAATCGGTCAGAGGAGGGGATGGAGAAAAGGAAAAAATATCGAGAGAGCATAGGCAGAAAAACAGTACCACCGGGGAATTTATCGGAACAAATAATAGGAATGTTACCAACTCCGACAGCAAGACAAGTGGACGAAAATCCACAAAGTTGGGATGTAAGAATGGAGAGGATGAAAGAGAAAGGATACGGAAGTTTTTCGATGCCGTTAACTCAAATGGCGATGAGGGGAATGTTACCAACACCGATAGCAGGGGATTGGAAGGGTCAAAGGAGGTCGGATGGGACAGCTTCGATGTTGAGCGGAAAGGCGAGTTTAGGAATGTTACCGACACCAGCGGCAAGGGATTACAAGGGGGACAGAACGTTGACCAATGGAGAGAATGTCACGAAGAAGGGGCAAAAGATGGGATTACATTTGGAGCAAACTGCAAGGATAATAAATGGTACACCAGATGCGACTGGGAAAACTTCCCAACTCAATCCCCAATTCGTTTGCGAGATGATGGGGTTTCCGATAAATTACTTATCTTTGTGGTAAAAAGTCTTTATAATGAAATTAGCAAAACAAGCAAAGAAAACAAAATTAAAAATTTGTCTGAAGTGTGGGAAAGAGTTCAATCGGAGGAGATTTGGGAAAAGATTAGAAGATTATACTCGTTGGAAAAAAAGGAAGTATTGTTCCAAGCAATGCAATTATATTCGGAAACCTATAAACCACAAGTCAAGCTTTCACCGTTTAGCGAGGAATTATCGCAGCCAATCTTGCAATACTTGCGGAAGTACGGAGAATTTAGATGTTCACCACAAGGACGGCAATTACAAAAACAACGAGAAGAACAATTTGGAAACTCTTTGTCATTCCTGCCACATGAAGTTGCATTGGCGGCAAGGAAATTTGAAGCCTCAATTACAAAATTTGAAAATTGGCACAGAAGAGAATCAATCAAAGGATATGGGAATGCAATAGTTCCACAAGTGGTTTATGAAATATTTAAAACTATTGAGGAATGGGAAAGGATTTATTTAGATAGAAATAACCAACACTAATTCCATTCCTTTTTTAATTAATCAACAATGAAAACGAATTAATATGTATTTCTCCATTTTTAAGAACGGATCATTCAATACGACACCAGAACCGAATCCGATTACGTTAGCGGACTTAATTCGATTAATCAAGTTCGATGAAGATTTAAAACAATCCGTACAAATCGCACAAGAATACAAATCAAAAGGCGATAAAGAAAACTACACGAAAGCGAAATCGAAATTACCTTATATTACTCCACACGGACAATTCCGAGAAAGGAATAATCAAGGGTTAATCGAATCGAGTTTTAATTGGATTGCTGCTATAGACATAGACGAACAGGACCAGGTTCAAGGTTGGAAGTTAACGGATACATTTGAAAAGATAACCGAATCCGCGTTCGTGATACTTGCGTTCCGTTCTCCATCAGGGAAAGGAATC